ATCCAAGTGGGCCTCGAAGGCCTTCCCATCAACTTCCATCACCACGCAGTCGGGCACCTCGTAAAACTTACGAACTATCAAGTTTGCCCTTTGCCGTGGTGACAACCCCTTAGCCACAACCCTGGAGTTTCCGGCACCGGAGAACGCCGACCGGCGTAGGTTTCCCCACAACCAGTGCTCGAACGGCTTGAGCCAAGACGCCAAACATAGGTTGTACCTAGGTGATCTCGGAAAAATCATTCTAGGCTTCGCCAACGAACCTATGTGACGCTTCTCGGCCTTCAGAAACGCTCTCAGCTTGTAGTCCGACGAGCTCAACGGACCATCAAGCATCAAAGAGCGCTCCGCCTCAAGGTACCTCCTGCGCAGTGCACCCGTGTAAGAATGCGCAGTCTCCAGGTAGTCCCATCTTGACCCGCCATATCGAGCGACAACCCGCCTAACGCAAGCAAAGGCGTCCAGGACAGGTTGGCGGTCGCCCACAGCCGAGCCGGGCGTAGGACCGAGAGATCGCTTCACAAGGGCCGCGATCTCGTTGTGGTAACAGACCCCATGAACCCTGGGAACCCAAATCCCAGGTAATGGGGCAACGGAAGAAATCCGCAAAGTGCGCTTTTGTCCTAGGCAGCCAGAAGCACGCGAGGTGTCAAGTGAGGCATTGGGTCGGATGACGGGTGGTAGCCCGTCACCCACACAATGCCCACGCAAGCACACCTGGCTGGCCTAGGGCAAAGGCGCAAAGCAGTTGGACAAGCCCAACACACCAGATGACTCAACCGCAGCAGCCTCCGAAGAGCCCACGGCCATAGCCATCACGATGGTGCTGGCAAACCCCGGGACGACGTCGAGATCCCGCATCCCGACCTCCTTGACCCACCCGAGGGCCCGGTTCCGAAGAACCATGAGAGTTTGCCAATCCCTGGTACGAAAAGTAGCCAGGGACGCAAGGCTTGCGAGGAGACGCGGGTAGATGGTGTGGGCAACACCATCTGCGGTGACGACATGGAGAAAAGACTCCGTCCCCGCGCTCCCCCCCGCATTTGTCGGACATGATCCTCCACCAAGGATCTTGACACCGTCCTCGAGCAAGGTGGATGTCAAAGCAACGACAGCCGGCGCACCAGGCGCGGGGAGGTCTGGTCTCCACCGCCCACGCCTGATGGCACCGACAACGCCAACTTTGCCATTAAGTGCATGCTGCAAGGCACACACCCACCGAGCCCTCCGACGGACCCTGGACGCTTGCACGTCCGTGACCTCCGCAGGGGCCACACCCGGTATGACGCTCGGTGCTGTCAGGCCGAGCGGGAACTTAACTAGCACGCTTATCACATACCAGACTGATAAGAGTGCCCACTTTGTCGCCCGAAACACCCAAACAAGGGTGCACCAGGTAGCATATGACCCAAGAAGTAGTAAGAGGGCCAACATGAGGAATTCG